GAAAGATTTACACAGATTAGTCTACGAAACAATGGAACTCAAAATGGTTCATTATGGTTAGATAATACAACTAATATGGTTGACTTGTATGCAAATACAAATCATGGTATAAGATTTAAAACTGGTGGAGACAATGAAAGACTTCGTATAACTTCTGATGGTTATATGACAAAGGCACCATCAGGAATGATAATTAGAAGTGGTTTTTATGATACAGGAAATGGGAGTGGAGCTTCAACGGTAGTAAACGGTACTAGTTGGCAAACAATCAATTTAAATGGAACAGGTCAGGTAGGACATAATATAGGTAAATTTAGCACTGATGGTCTTACATATAATAAAGTAAGTAGTAATAGTCATCTGAACATCACGGTTAGTTTCCCATATTATTATGATGATAGTGACACTGGTGGGGGTGGTTTTGGAATAAAAGGTTGGTTTAGTACAGATGATGGAAGTAATTATTATACTATAAGTGGACAATCTGAAGGTCCATGTCATGGTTGGGGCGCTGGTGGATATGGCGGTCCTGAAGCTGGTGTATTTGCTTACACATGGAATACTCGTATGCATTCTACTCACGCATCAACAATTCTTGCAAAAACTGGAGATGTAAGAATCTATTTTCAAGCTCGTATTTGGTCTGGTACTTCTTCTTGTTACATGATTAACTATACTTCCACATACGACAAAAGAGGTACTGTCGTAGTTCAAGAAATTGCAGAATAGATATCAATAAACTAATTTATTATCAAACTAACAATTTAACCACTTGACAAACTGTCACAACTGACCTCCACTTTTACGAGTGGGGGTCTTATAGTATGTGGAGTTATACCAAGGAGATGACCACTACCCATAAACTAATCTTCATTATGTCATTCATGTGGATGATGCAATGGGGGACCAGAGTTGTGTATCAAGGACTATCTCATGCACTGTATTAGTATCAACCTCCCAGACCACCCTATACCCGATTGTAAGCCACTTATAGATTGGTTCTTAATGGAATACCTATCTGACTATAGTGTAGACCTTACAGTAGTTTATATGGACCTATCTGATGAGGGTGTTGATGGTTGGTGTATGAGAGAAGAGGACCATGAGTTTATCATTCAAATTGATGAGAGACTTGATGGTGCAGAACACACCAAGACTATTCTACATGAATTGTACCATGTATTTCAACATTTGAAAAATATTCCTCGATGTGAGATGTGTGCAAACTTAAGTGAAGAACAGAACCTTGACAGATATACAAAAGGTCTATAGAATAGGCTTGTCCCAGAAGATAACATACTATAGGTTATTATTACTCACCTCTAATTGACCACTGTATTGTAAGAGACACCACTCCATGAAACCCAAATTCGTTTGTGTTGAACCAAAAAATAGTAAATCGAAGAATCGATTCTATAATCTCATGCATGAACTTCATTCATGTAGAGTAGAACAAGAGACAGAAGACCAAATGTTTCTTTCATCTATTACTGGTAAGTACCACTTCTGGATGAATAAAATCAATGACACCAACTGGAATGTAATCAAATGACAGACTACGACAAGACATGGGAACTTATGAATGACCTTGAGCAGTCATTCAGTCAAATTGCTACCATTGAGTTTCTATCAAATAAACTGATAGAAGCATCTGATACTAATAATCTTCGAGATGTTGTAGAAATTAGTCAGGCATTAGTTGCATTTGTTCCTGTTTATACTAAAAACTTTGATGAGAAGTTTAAGAAATGTTGGGAAGGGGTGGTCACACCAGAACTCAAAGTGTATAATCAACTAGATAAAGATATAACAGGGAATTAACACATGAGCCTACCATCAAACAGTAAAAAACTTAACAAAACACAAATCGAAAGTATTGAAAATGCTGTCAAAGATGTAGGCATCAAGGCCATTCATCCTGATAAGATGGAAGAGTTTGCAGCCTATCTTGTAGATAAGGTTAAAAACTCTGATGGATGAGAAAGAAACACTGACTCTTGCCGTGGAACAAATTAAGTCTACACTTGACCTAATTCAAGGTAATGACTACGAATCCTACATGAATCTCAAACTTACTTCAGTTTATTATGAGTTACAAAGACAACTTGACAAACTTTCGTAACTAATCTATACTATTAAGGTAATTCTCAAGACTAATGAAGTATCTGTTTATTGTTGATCATTATGTACCATTTCCTTCATCAGAATATGGTGGAGTGTGGAATGTTGTTGCAGAAGATGATGAAGAATGTTTTGACTTAATTACTGAAGAAGATGGTGAGTTTAATTCTCAGTATTTCAGTGAATTGAGACAGAATATCAACAAGGCCGATAAATATTCTTTGTTAGATGAACTACCATCTAAAGTTGTAACCTCTTTCTTAACTTAATCATGTCACAACCACGTCAAAGGGATGTTAACGATCCCCTCTATGACCCAAATGATAAGTATAATGCCTATAAGGTAGACTTACACACCAATGAAACACATTCGGAAGATGAATGGGATGCAGAACATGATGGTAAGATTGCCGATTGGCATAATCGACATCAGGACAAAGTTCTAGACAAGTTCTGTGATGACCATCCCGGTGCACCTCAATGTAAAGTATTCGATGACTAATTCACAAAAAGACGCACTCAATCTTATGATTGAAAGTGTAATCAAACCTGACAGTCGTCTCCGTGGTTGTGCATACAATCAGGGATGTTATGATGAATTGATGGAATGGCGTCAAAAGATGCTTGACTTACTCTATAGTTATGAAACTGATGGAATTCCCACACAAAGCCCCACACGGTTATGAATATTGGACTGATGATTATTCAAAAACAATCAAACGTATTTGGATAAGAAACATCAGTCGTGAGTTTATTGGATGTTCAGATGTACATCCAAGTTCAGTATGGGGGTTCTTTTGTAGAAAGAAAGGAGTGTTTATTGCTCCAATCAATCACAAGAAACCAGGTAAAGTAGTAAATATACTAAACACAACTCCATATTCTGCAATGCAGAAGAAACTTAATCCACTCATGGCGGCATTCTTCACATGAACCCAGATACCATAACATTATCTACTCCATCAAGGTCTTTTGCATATGAAAAAATGTCAAGAGACATTGAGTCCTGTGACGATATTGGAGAAGTCAAAGATATGTTACGGTGTTATGTTAAACTATACCTTAAGCAACAAGAAACATTAAACTCTATTGGTGTCCCACCTTCTATTGATTGATTATTATGTCTGATTATGACCCACAGGTGAATGATTATGTTAAATGGAAGAAACCCTCAGGTATTCTTGAGGGATGGGTATACTATAGAGATGAAGAAGATGATTATATTACAATAGAACTTGGTACAAAACTAAAACCATATTGTACGATAACTCGTACACATAAACACTGTAAATATCATACATTGTTGTTATGTTATCAACATCAGTGGAATGAATTACAATATATAAAAAAGAGAAATTCAATTTACGATGAAGATTAAAGCTTTGTTAGTTGCACTGTCACTGATGACAGTCCCTCCCGTTATGGCACATCATGAACCTGATGTTGAACCATTTTCATACGATTCAATGGGTTGTATGTTGTTACAAGAATGTACTGAAGGTGTAGACCCAGTTTGGGGTATTGATTATCTTGTACAACAATATCCTGACTCTAATTGGACTCCAGTTCAAGAAGAGTTTAGTCGCATGTTGAATGCATTGACTCTTATTGATGTTCAAGTATATCTTGCTGATGAAAGTTATTTCCCTGTTGGACATCGTGGTGTATATCATACCGTAGGTAATAATTTCTTTCTGAACAGAGCATTTATGCATCGTCCTGGTGTATTGATGTCAGTAATGAGACATGAAGGATGGCATGCAGCACAGGATTGTATGGCTGGAACAATCGATAATACCATGATTGCCATTATTAAGCCAGAGGAAGATGTTCCTATGTTGTGGCAAGAAATGGTAGAACGTACTTATCCAGTATCGGCACAACCATGGGAGAAGGAGGCAACTTGGGCAGGTAAAACTGAAGGTATGACTCAACTAGCACTTGAATCTTGTGCTCGTGGTACAATGTGGACCGATTATGAGCCAACACCAATGACCCGTGAATGGTTGGTTAAAAATGGATATATCAAAGACTGATGTGTGACAGTTCAAACACTGTCCACAACACCTTGACTCCTTGACCTAAATACCCTATACTTACAGGGTAGTCAATCAGGAGTTTTCATGTCTGCCACTTATCTTCCACGCAAAACTAAGTATCGGGTAACTCTAGAGCTTGATGTTATGGATGATTTCAACGCACATAATCTAGATTGGGAAAAGATCCTTGACCTTCAAGGTGACGAACGCGTTGAGACATATGTAGAAGATTTGAGTGTGCCTGACCACTTCTTCTCCTGATAATATCGGGGGTGATAAATATATTATATTGTCACCTCCACCAATGGCTTACTACCTCACTAAACCATGTTTGATTCAGTCTTCAAAGACACTATATTTTACTGGCAAGAGTACATGGTCTGATGATATTTCAGATAAAAAGAATTTTCCTACTAGAGGTCCATTGGACGAAAAGATTGCCAATGAAGATGGTAAATCTGGTGGATTTAAGAACGCAACTGTAGTAGAAGCATGAAGAACCTACAACTTTTTTTAGAACTTGCATCTGAAAGAGCACAAGCTCTTAAAGATAGACAAGATAAATTCAAAGAAACTCAGGCCAACTCCGCCGGAGAAAGTGGTTCGAAAACTCTTGATTCGCCAGAAACTAGAGATAAAACCGTAAGTGCTAGAGAAAGATATAAAAAGGGAATGGTTGAGGTATATGACCCTGAAATGGGAACAGTTCGTGGTCCTCGTGCAAAACGAAGTGCTGCAGATCGTAGAAAACCTGATGCCAAACCAAGAGTTAAGGCAGTTGGTGGTGGTAAGACTGCACCAGTAGATTATAAACCACAAGGTGAGAAACCAAACAGAAGTGGTAATAATAAAACTTCAAATACTACTCAACAACCTGAAAAGGCCAGAGATGACAAACAAGTCAAACAGTCATATGCTGATAAAGTAAAGGCAGATAGAAGAGCCGCAGCACAAGCAAGAGCACAGGCCAAAAAGAGTGGTGGTGAGGTAAAGACAACTAAAACATCTTCCAAAGATACGACAAAGGCTGCAGACAAACTCCTGTCAACAAAGAAAGCCAAGTCTGTATCTCCTGATTACAAACCAGCCAAAGCTTCAGGTAAGACTAGAGCCGAAAGAGATAAGATTAAAGGTAAAGGTGAAAGAATGTTGAAAGGTATCTTCAAAGATCAAGAGACCGCCAAATATAAGAAAGAAACTGGTGTCAATCCCGATGCTAAAGGTAGACAAAAGATCCTTGGTAGAGTCAATAAGAGGATGAAATGACACAAAAAATGATGCGGTTGTTCAACACACTTGCAGAGGCTAGAACTTACATCAAGAATGATCAGTCAATTTCATTATCAAAGGCCAAAGAGTATGTCGAAAGAAATACTGTATTGACAAATGGGGCCACAGGTAGTAAAATATGGGTAATTCTTCCATAATTAGAGTTACTCACCTCCAATTGACCCCTATAGTATAAGACCACCACTTTATTATGACATTGACCCATATTGAACATCCAGAAGATACCATTTTGACAGGTGACCTGTCAGTATTTGAGTTGTTGTATGATGTTGGTCATATTTCCATGAAAATGGATGGCATGTCTCTTGTATGGGGTACAAACCCACTTAATGGTAAGTTTTTTGTATGCACCAAGGCTGCATTCAACAAGAAGAAAGATCGTAAATGTTATACAACTGATGACATCTTCGAGCACTTTGGTCATCAAATGGAAGTGTTCGAGATTTTGTCATATTGTCTTAAGTATCTACCAAGAACTGATAACATCTACTGGGCTGATTGGCTTGGTTTCGGTAGAACTGATGTATTGACACAAAATACTCTTACATATGCATTCCCTGAGGCTATCACTCAGAAACTGGTAATCGCACCACATACTCAAGTGTATGTTACCACTGCATTTCACGAACCTATCTGTGAACCAATCAAAGAATCGTTTGATGACAGTGTTATCATCAAGTGGGTACAACCTTCTGTTGATCGTATCTTTGGTGGTTATGATGCACCTAAGATTAACACTGACAACATCAAGTTTCTGACTGACAAAGA